TCGGGTTGACCTTCGTCCCCGTCCACTACGTCAGAATTGTCATCAAAGTATTCTTGGCACTCTTGAAGTGCAGCTAATAGAATCTCAATCTGTCGTTCCAGCGTCATCGATATGTTCCTTTATAGTTATCAGACATTCGGGGCCTTTTTTGGCCCATTCCATAGTTATCTTTTGACATAGGCAATCATCCTTGATCACCTTAACCTTTTGTAGAAGGTCGCTTATAGCCTTCTCCAAATTCCCCAGATCACGCCGCCGTTTGTCGGGTTTCACCGCAACGATTTCTAACGTGTATTCCCCAGTTATGCACTTTCCCTTGACTTGCCCTGCAACTGCCCATTCGGCATGTTTCACCCAGTCTTTGTATGGTTTTGATGAATACATGCCCCCAGTTTTAGTTGTCCTCCAAAGTTTGTTCACACTGGGTGGATACGGGAGTATGATTTGAATTATGTTGGGCATCTCTGGCTCGACCTAACATGTTGGCGATGTCAGATTCTGACACCCGTAGGAGGTATGCTATCTTTGCTGTATCAATACCTTGATTGAACCAGCGCAGAATATCTTCTTCNGAAAACTTCATCTTCACCATAAAAGTCAGGCCTGAGTTTTTGACATGGAATGCCAGTTATCTTCGATATAGCCTTTATATGCCTGAGAGGAACCCGCTTCCAACAAGATGTAGCTGACCGACTAATCCCTAGTCGGGCGGCTAGCTTGGAGGAGTTCCCAACTATTTGGAACACTTCTATTAGTGCGGGGTCACGCTCTTTCATAATGGCAAATATACAGGGTCTAAAATAAATGTCAAGGGAAGCTTGACAACCTTTTTGGGGTGCATTATGTTCTCATTATTGGTTTACGGAGATATCGATATGAACGCTAATAACCCTGACGCTAAACCCGTATTACTTGACCCTATCACCTACCACCTTGAGGAATACGAGCCAGAAGGCATGGAAGGCATCTTCATCACCGAATGCTGGCTTGATATTAATATCATTAGCAATGAAGTCGAGGTCAGCCAGATTTCATTCCCTGCTGATCGTAAGGTTAATTCCCTTATTCCTCGCTCATTCGAGCAAGCTCTGATCAAGATCATCCAAGCTGATAAAAAGCTTATGGAAGATATCGAAATTGCCTGTGCTGAAGAATATTCCGATAACAACAACTGGTAAGGACCAAACCCATGAAAATGTCTGATGAGATTACCGAATTTGCAGCCGCTTTTGCTAAGGCGCAGGGGATGATCGAAAACGCCAAGCGTGATCGTGAAAACCCCTTTTTCAAGTCCAAGTTCGCTGATCTGGCCTCTATCCGTGAGGCTATCCGCGAGCCACTGTCTAGCAACGACCTATCTTTGATCCAGTTTCCTCGAACCCGTGATAATGGTGTCGAGATCGAAACCATGATCCTGCACAAGTCGGGTCAATTTATGTCTGAGGTTTCTTTCTGGCCCGCCAATAAGGTTGACGTACAGGGGCTGGCCTCTGCCCTCACTTATGGTCGCCGTCAATCGGCTATGGCTATGCTTGGGGTTGCTCCATCTGATGATGATGATGACGGCAATGGCGCTGTAGAGAAGCCAGCACTGGTCCGCAATGGTGACCCTATCCCTGTTCCCGGAAAGGCCCCCGCAGCCAATAGCGAACTGTACAAACAGGCTGATGTTGCAGCTAATTCTGGAAGTGAAGCCTTGCGGCTTTTCTGGACAGAGCTTTCGGCTAAAGACCGCCAGACGTTCCCTTCGAATCAGCTTAAGCTTTTGAAGGCTACTGCGGCTTCTGCTGATGCGGCTAAGGGGGCCTGATATGGAACAGGGAACCCCAGAGTGGTTTGCCGCTCGTCTAGGTAAGGTCACCGCGTCTCGCGTAGCCGATATTATTGCTAAGACGAAAAGCGGTTATTCGACCAGTCGAGCCAATTATATGGCGGAATTGGTTTGTGAGCGTTTGACAGGAAGACAGGGGGACTTCTTCCAAAACGCTGCAATGGCATGGGGGACAAACACTGAACCTATGGCTCGCGCTGCCTACGAGGCTCTCGAAGGTATGTTGGTCGAGGAAACAGGGTTTGTCTCCCACGCTACGATTGAAATGGCTGGGGCATCGCCTGATGGGCTTGTCGGTGACGATGGGCTTATCGAGTGCAAATGCCCAATGACGGCTACGCATTTGGAGACGTTGTTGGGGAAATCTGTCCCGTCAAAGTATGTCGCCCAAATGCAATGGCAGATGGCATGTACAGGGCGCAAATGGTGCGATTTCGTATCCTTTGACCCTCGTATGCCTGAGCATATGCAGCTTTTCGTTAAGCGCCTAGAGCGCGACGAAGACTATATCATTGAGCTTGAACGGGAAGTTGAGAAGTTCCTGTCTGAGCTTGAAGAGAAGATCACAACACTTAATGCAACGTATCCAACGGAGACTTTCTAATGGCCTATGAAGTGCGTGAAATGAGCGGTTCTATCTTTAAGAACTCGCGTAAGAACTCAGATAAGTCGGCTGACATGACAGGTTCTGCCCGTATTAACGGCTTGGATGTCTGGGTCAACGGCTGGGTAAAGGTGGACAAGAACGGAGACAAGTGGATCAGCCTTTCCTTCAAGGAAAAGGAACCACAGGTTTCGCACGGTTCTCAAGAAGAACGTGCGCCTACTCCTNCCCCACAAGCTAAAGACGACTTTCCTTTTTGATGGATAGTAATCTCCCACTCTCAGAGCAGTTCCGCATTGTCGCTAAAAAATGGGTCGATGCGGATTCTGCGGCTAGCATTTTGGAGGAAAGCAAATCAGCTTTTCTTTCCAGAAGCATGGCTGAATTAGGCGATATGCCTGTGTCTAAGGCTGAGATGCAAGTTAAAGCATCTAAAGCGTGGGCAGAGTATATCAACGAAATGGTTGAGGCGCGTAAGGCTGCNGCTCTCCTAAAGGTCCAACTAGAATATATAAGAATGCAGTTTAGTGAATGGCAATCACATGCTGCTACACGCAGGGCTGAAATGAAGCTGTNAGGGTATTATGGATATTGAAGATGAAAAGTTTGAACGCGCTTCTGATTTAGTCAAGCTTGGTATGGAAATGGAGCGGATTCTGGAAGGAATTTCGTACCATGAACGAATCGGTATTATCTCAACTTTAATGATGAAGATGGTTGAAGAAGAACATGACAGCCCCGTTGTTGTTATGGNCGATCTGGCAAACATTTTTGCCAGCTTGATAANTTCTTACAGAATTGTGTCTCAGATATGCGAAGATGAAGAAGAAGGTGAAGAGGTCGATCTGTGATTAATGTAACCCTAACAGACCAAGAAGTTTTGATGGCGGCTCAAATCGGCGTTATGCGCCGCCTAGACAGCACCCATAAGGGCTACGACCGTCTTAAGCATTCTGCTAAAAGCACTCTGGCTTATGACATCGACGGCGCTTGTGCTGAAATGGCTGTTGCCAAAGCTATGGGATGTTATTGGAGCGGACACATCGGTTCTTTCAAAGACCCTGATGTTGCTAGTATCCAAGTCAGGTCTACGAACCANGCAGACGGTCACCTAATCATTAGAGATAATGATCAAGATAAATTCGCATACATACTAGTCATTACCGATTGCCCACACTATAAGATTGTTGGTGGGATATCTGGTAAAAAAGCTAAAGAAAAAGAAAAGCGCGATGCAGATAAATATGGGAATAGCTCTTGGTGGATTAGCCAAGAAGAACTGACAGACCCTCAAAAAATCTTCAATTGGGTCAAAGGAAACTACGAACTATGAAGCGGAAACGCATCACTGCAAAAATGAGAGCAGATATCTTTATGCGGCACGGTGGTGTTTGCCACCTATGTAGCATGAAGGTTGTGCCGGGACAGGATTGGGATGTTAGTCACGAAATTCCTCTTGAGTGCGGCGGCGCTGACGATGAGTCAAACTGGTTGGTTGCCCATCGGAAGTGCCATCGTGTTCACACTTCTACCGTGGATGTGCCTCAGATCGCCAAAGTCAAACGAATCCACCAACACCATGTAGGCGCAACCAAATCTAAGAATCCCATGCAGGGTGGTCGCCATTCTCTTTGGAAAAAGAAAATGGATGGAACAGTTGTCAGGAGAGACAAGTGAAGCTTCTCATTACTATGCATATGCCAAGCGCACAGGGATATGCTGTGCATCAGTTAACCGTTGAGCATCCCAGTAAAGACATGGAAGATTTCCATCGGGTGCTTAACGATTTCGAATTTATCAAATGTCAGCTTTATTACAGACGGCGCGATGATGTAACAAACAAAGTCGTCTGGAATGATAAAGGTGAAATTTTGGTAAACACCTCGCATATCGGCAAGGTGCAAGAGTTTATTGAATATGGAGAAAGGGAAAACGATGACGAATCATACGGATATTCTGACGGCATCAGTGGTGATTTTGGGCGACAGGGGGCGCAAGTACGGAAACATAGAGGATACGTTTGAACGAGCCAGTAAGCTCGCGACAATCCTTCTCGATAAACAGATCACCATGTACGATGTAGCTATGATCTTCCACGCAATGAAAATGGCACGGTTGAATTCTTCTCGTACAATGGATGACAACTATATTGACGGCATTAACTATCTGGCCTTCGCGGCCCAGTTTAGCAATGTTGAAGAACAGGTGAAGGTCGCACTGGAAGAAGACATTGCGGCTATGGCTCGAAAGTTTGCACCTAAGCGTTATGAGGCTCAACAGCCAATTGACATCCCGCAGACTGTGCCAACAGAGATGCCAAAGCCCGAATAAGGAATAGGCCCATGATTGAATTAACCGATAGAGATAAGAAAATGCTGGAGTTGTGGGATCAAGGTTATTCCGCTTCTCAGGTCGGCAAAGAAATCAATATGACGCGCAATGCAGTCATGGGCCGTATTGGAAGATTGAGAAAGGCGGGGTTTTTAGGTTACAAGACCAAATCCCCGCCTATCCACCGCGTATCAAAACTCTCTAAGCAAGTTGACCTTATGAGAGCAGAAGTTCGCGATCTTATCGATAAGAAAAAACAAGCGTTCAAAGAGAAAAACGGAATTACACTTTTGGAGCTTACGTCCCAAACTTGTAAATATTCTATTTCAGGTGATGACGCATCTTCATATCGGTTTTGCGGTAAAGAACCGTGGAAGAATTCATACTGCAAAGATCACTACAGTCTTTGCTATATCCCTAGTGAAGTACGGAAAAAGAAAAATAAAGTTGAGTTTAAATTAAAGGAGATTTGATATGATGCTACAACTAAACCCGCCAATCCCTGTAAAAACTCCCAAAGGCAATGCAATCGCTCATTTCCTTATAGATTATGGCGTAGAACATGATTTGCTATGGGTTTGTTTCCAAAAAGATGGCGAATGCTGGACATGGAAAAACAACGATATAAAATCTGATTCCAATATAACTTATGGAAGGGTTTCCACTTATGAATGAGTTTGGAGATAAATATGTAAAGTCTGGATGGCATTGGACATTTGGATGGTTACGCCGTCCAGATATGGATGAGGCATATGGTTTTTGCTATGAAGATGGAGATGGTGACCTGATCTATTCGCAGCGCAAAGATCATAAGTTAATTTGCTATCTTGATTGCTTCGAAGATTCCAATTCAGGCGAAAAATACCTTGCTATGAATGCCGAGCCAATAAGCACAATAGTCGCAGCAAAAAAGCGATTTATTAAGAATGCTTAGGGTTCCTAACATCATCCACTTTATCTGGCTCACGGGACCCAAATCCCGTGAGTTTTCATATATCAACTATTTGGCTGTACGCGCAGCGGGTTTATGCCAACTGCCAGAGCAAATTATCATATGGACCAATGACCCGCCAAAAGGGAACGTCTGGTGGGATAAGGCCGCTTACTACTGTGAAATTCGGCATATAAACGCGCCGGATTTCATTAACGGAACGCCGATCAATTATGTCCAATACCAATCTGACATTCTCAGGTTGGAAATCCTGATCGCTCACGGCGGCATTTTCATGGACAGTGACATGCTGCTACTCAGGTCGGTTGACCCTTTAATGGGTGAGCCTCTGACACTGTTTGAGGAATCACCTAGCTCTATTGCCAACGGGCTGATCTTTGCGGCTCCCAATTCAACCTTTCTGCGCTATTGGTATGATGCCCTGCCAGTAGCAATGAGATCGCCTGTCTGGGCCTACCATGCAGTCGTGCTGCCTGTAGAGCTATCGCACAAATACCCTGATCTGGTTCGTGTCATGGACCAGAGCCACTTCTTCCCGTTGGACCTCAAGCGCAACTATTTGCTGGAGGAAGACCCCAACCAAATTGAGGAAAGCGTCCAGCGCATTGGCAATGCCTATGGCATCCATGTCTATGAGACGTATTGGCGGGACTATATCAAGGGCGTGGATGAGGACTTTCTGCTTGGCAGGGATACGCTCATGGCACACCTGTTTAGGAGACTGGTGGAGGATTAAGCCCACGTTCCAATGTTGACGTTCGCACCAGATGCGCCGATTGGATAGATCATAAAATACGAACCAATTTGACCTGTGTAAATTGGACCGGAAGCTGATGTTGTCACCTGCGGGATGAATGTGCCGCCAGCATTAACGGACACAATTCCGTTAAAAGTATAAATATGATAGACGGTTGCACCAGTAGAGTTGCTCATCGTTGTGATGTTTGATGCTGTCGTTACATACGCCATTGATGCGGGTGGTGTATTGACTGTAGCAAAACCTGTTGAATCATAATATCGGAACAGTGTGTAGTTGATGTTGTTTAGCGTAGCCGTGCCGCCAAAACTTTGACCAAGCGTATGCGATGTTGTAGTGGTTGTCTTGATGGCAGCATATGTGCCTTGAAACGCATACACAGTACTAGCACTGAGAGTGCAGCCAACACCAAGCCAAGCCTGTGCGGCTGTCGTTGCAGACAATGCCAGCGTTGAGTTCAGCTCATAATACTGCATACCCGGCACAACACCGCGCTGCGTACCTGATGGCGTGAACATCAGCTTCGTGCCGTCATA